AAGTCCAGTAAAAAGCACAATGTTTGTAATATATAGTATGCATGTGCTTTTGGGCGAGAGCGGACATATACGCACGGTATAAAAAAAATTTAATTCGTAAGTGTTCTTGCGTCCTCGGGTACTAATCTTGTGGTAATCCCAGTCCTGCACCGTAGCACAGTAATTAGCTTTCTGCCGTCCGATAGCAACTTTACCTGTAACGCTGTACTAAATTACAAATGTTTGTCTAAAAACTAATCTATGATAACATACTTTTAAATAAAGGAGGACAATATTTATGAATTTGAAGAAACCCTGGAAACAGGTAAGCAAGGTGAACAACTTGTTAAGTTATTCTATGAAAGCAAAAAAGAGAAAGACAAGTCAATTTACATTGTACGACCAACGAATGATTGGGAACAAAAGATGGGAGCAGACTTCTTTGTCGTCTCCAACCAAATGGACACCAAGTACTTTGAAGTTAAAACAGACACCCAATCAGTAACAACAAACAATGTAGCTCTGGAGATACAGATAGTACACCCTGGAAAAAAAACTATCGGGTGTGCCATGAAAACATTTCCTGACTATCTTTTTTACTGGATATATCCAACTAATAGATTATTGTATTGGAATCCAACTGAGTTGAATCCATACATTATAGATTGGGTAGATGAGAAAAAATATAAAATAATAGAAACAGAAAACAAAAAATTTTTTTCACGCAATCTTATAGTGCCTATTGAAGCACTTATGGGTACGGGTCTCGTAAAAGAGATTGAGGTAAGTATGTTACTTGTAGATAAGGTTATCGCTGCTTAATAATAGCTTTGTGTTTTGTATCTGAAAGACAAGGTAAACCATCTTCATGATGTCTGTATTGTTCGCCACATGCCAGGCAGGGCGTATGTCTATTGTATGTCCAGTCAACTTGCGCCATAAGATGGTCTAAATTTAAAGCAACTTGTCTAGCAATTTTATTTATATCTTTGTCCCCCATAGTAAATGTTATAATAGACCAAATGAGAACTAAATGCAATTCTTGTAATAAAGAGTTGGTGGTTAGCAGAACATACAGAATATGTAAGAATTTAGCCTGTATTGATTATAATAAAAAGTTGAGGAGGTGACATGTATCATAAAGCTAAAAAGATGAAGAAAAAAAATAAGCGCAAAAAAAAGATGTGAGCTATATTAAAAATTATTTAGAGGAGGTGGACGTGTCCATAAAAAATCAGCCAAACATTTTTATAAAACCAGAAGATTTAAAAGCATGGGCTATAGAGTTATCTGAAGCATGTGGCTCTAGAATTATAAATAAAAAACATAATGTATCTAAAATAGATGCGTTGATAGAAAAGTTTGTTTCTGACTATAATGAGAATATGCAAATTATGGTAGAGTTAAAAAATAAACTAGAGGAAGAATAATGGCAAAAAAGAAACCTGCAAGAAAGCCTATTAATGCTAAAACAAAAGCTACGTTACAAAAGAAAGCTGCTAAGTCCAAATATACATATGGACAACTCGCAAGAGTTTATAGGCGTGGACAAGGAGCATATTTATCATCAGGTTCTAAGTCAGCTTCCATGGCTGCTTGGGCTATGGGCAGAGTTAATAGTTTTATTAGGGGTGGTCATTCTCAAGATAATGACATAAAGCGTGGAAGTAAGAGTAAGTCAAGTGCCAAAAAGAAAAAGAAAAAGTAAACGTACGGTACCCTATGAAAAGGGTGTACCTAAGAAGTATTTGGAAAATAAAAAAAAGTCAAGGTCTTCTGTTGCTTCTGAAATAAAACGTACTTCTAAAGCCTATAAAGAAGGTAGATACATTGATTTGAAAGCTGTACAGAAATCAAGGGCAGTTAGGAAAAAGAAAAAAAGATGAAGGTCAAAGGTGTTGATGCTAGCAAATTAACTAAAAGACAACAGTCTGCTTTAAAAAAACATTCTAAGCATCATAGTAAAAAACATATTCAATATATGGTAAACTCAATGAAACGTGGTTCTAGTTTTTCTAAATCACATGTTAACGCACAAAAAAAGGTAGGTAGATAATGCCAAAAGGTAACGGAGAATATTCTGCAGCTCAGAAAAAAATTGCTGCTGCTGCACCACCATTTGACAAGATTACTGGTGCTGACTTTAAAAAGTTACGTTCTAACGGTAGTCGTAAACCAAAAATGAGCTAATGGCTAAAAGAGTTAGTTGGAAGTGGGGTGGCAAAACTTATAGTGGTACGCTTATAAGAGAAACTAAAACACATAAGTTTGCTAGAACTAAAAATGGTAAAATTAAGAAGATTAAGAAATAATGTCACACGCTAATAGAAAAAAAAATTTATTAAAGAAACATGGTCTATCTGGTGTCAACAAGCCAAAACGTACACCTAAACACCCGAAGAAGTCACATATTGTTTTAGCACAAGAAGGTCACACATTGAAGCTAATTAGATTTGGTCAACAAGGTGCAAAGACTGCAGGTAAAAAACAAGATGCAAGGTCAAAAGCAAAAAGAAAATCTTTTAAAGCTAGACATGCTAAAAATATTAAAAAGGGGAAAATGTCAGCAGCTTATTGGGCTAACAAGACAAAATGGTAAATGTTGTATGCGCTGTTCCAGAATGTTCTAATACTCTTCCCAAAGGGCAAAGAAAATTTTGTTCACCTAAATGTAGACAACTTGTTGATAAAAGAAAATCTAGAGCTAAAGAAAAAGGTGAAGTATATTTACTTCCTGAAAAAAAATCTAACACTAAAGCTAAAAAACCTAAGAAACAAACGCAGGCTGAAGATGGAAGAGCTTCTGCGCGTAGAGGACCTAAATACGAAAACTTTGTAGCAGAAGGTATAGTGCATGAAGTTCTTGGTGATGAGATAACAAGAGATGATGCAGCAGACTTGTTAAAAGTATCAAAAGCACAGATATCAAGATTTCTTTCTGCATATCAAGAAGATTTAGAATATGAAAAGGCACAAGCAGATTGGGAAGTTCCTGACGCAGCAATAGAGTCACTTGAAAGTTTTAAAACATTTAGAGAAAGATATTTTCTTACAGAGCGTGGTGTTGCTTTTGAAACAGCACCATTTCATGAAAACTGGATAAAACAAATTAATGACTCTATAGATACAGGTGGACAACTTTTAATTATGTCACCACCTAGACATGGCAAGACAGAATTACTTATACATTTTGCAATATATAGAATATGTAAAAATCCTAATATAAGAATTATGTGGGTTGGAGGTAATGAAGACATTGCTAAAAACTCTGTATCTTCTGTATTAGATACACTTGAATCTAACGCAAGGTTAAAAGAAGATTTTTGTGGACCAATGGGTTCTTTTAAACCTAGAACTAGAACAGGTAAGTCTTGGTCAAAAAATGGATTTACTGTATCTACAAGAACTGTACATGGTATAAAGTCACCAACAATGATAGGTATTGGTAAAGGCGGTAAAATTTTATCAAGAGACTGTGACATAATTATTGCTGATGACATTGAAGACCATGCGTCTACTGCACAACCTAGTGCAAGAAGAAACACCAAAACATGGTGGACAACTACTCTTGCATCAAGAAAAGAAGAACATACATCTATTATTGTTATAGGGTCAAGACAACACCCAGAAGATTTATATTCTGCACTTATTGACAATGAAGCATGGGAAAACATAGTAGAAGAAGCCCATGATTCTTCTTGTACCATACCTGAGCTAGAAGAAGAAAAACATGTTGATTGTATGTTATGGTCTGGATTTAGAAGTTACAAATGGTTAATGTCTAGAAAACGTGACTCAATGACTACAGGTGGTCAGCAAAGATTTGAGATGGTCTATATGAATAGACCTGGTAAAGCAGGTGGTTCTATCTTTAACATAGAATCTATTACTAATTGTATGGACCACTCAAAATATATTGGTGATGTACCAAAGTATAGTTATTTAGTTGCAGGACTTGACCCTGCTGCTACAGGTTATCAGGCTGCTTTTTTATGGGCAATACTAGATAATGGTGAAGATGAGCTATTACAAATGGTAGATATTGACAATAATCAAGGTGGTGGTATAGAAGAAGCATTTAGAGTTATTATTGAATGGTTTGATAAATACAAATGTAGACATTGGGTTATTGAAGAAAACAACTTTCAAAAGGCAATAAGACAAGACCCAAGAATAAAAGAGTTTGCAAATGTTAATGCAATTAAACTTGAAGGTCATGAAACATATAAAAACAAATGGGATAGTCAATTTGGTGTATCTTCACTATCTCCAATGTTTGATGACAGATTAATTGTATTGCCATATGCAAATGTAGAATCTCAAGTAAAATCTGAAAGCTATAGAAAACAACTTATGTTTTTTGGTTCATCAGGTAAAAACAAATATAAATCAGATATAGTTATGGCAAGTTGGTTTCCAATGAAAGTATTAAGACAGTTGCAAAAAGAACAATATGCTGATATAGGAATTGACTACACTCCTAGCTATGAAGACTTTGATGTAGTAGAATGGAACGAAGCACCATGGAGATAATATCTT